TGACTTGCCGATTCGCCGGCGCCGGTGCAGGTGATGCTGTAGGTGGTGGTGGCGATTGGTATGACAACAAGGGATCCTGACGTGCCTGATGGCGAGAAGCCCTTTCCCGTTCCACCACAGGCAGTAGCGTTGGCGCTCGTCCAGGTGAGCGTCGACGATTCAGTATACGGCACTGAGGTTGGCGATGCGGAGAGGGACACAGTTGGCTGCGCCTGTGCGTGAGCCGAGTAAGCGCAAAAGGCTGAGAGCGCAGCGGCGCAGATGCGGGTGACGAATCGCATGCGGATTACCTTTGGTTAGGACGCCGATGGGCGTCATCGGCAGTCGAAAACCGTTCCCGCGATGGCGCTGCTGCTTGTAGCCGCCACGGTGAGCGGCGCCATCGTCTTCGTGGCCCCTACCCGCCCGAGAGCGACCGCAATTCTGCTCGCGAGCGGCGCCGCGATCGGACCGCGCGGAGAGACGCCGGAGGACAAGTCCTCCGAGCGTCGCCGAAGACGTGAAGCTTTGGAATTTCAGTTGAATCAGACCGATCGGTTCGTCAGCAGTTCGTTTTGATGACAGTGCCGAGCGTAATAAATAAGCAACGAATCGTGCCTTCGTGCCTTTTTCAGGCGGTCGGCGGTAGACACGCTTGGCTAGGCCACCTCTGGCAAGCCCTCAAACCCGGGCTCGTCCCAGGCGCCGATCACAGCTCTGGCGGAGACGTTGCGGACAAGTAAAAACGGGTCGCCAGCCGCCGTATTGAAGTCGCTGGCGAAGAATTCGAGGTCATGATTTTGGCCGCGCAACAGCGCGGCGCGCCTCAGAATGTGGATCGGTATCGGCTTGTCATAAGGGACGTAATTGTATTCCCCATGATTCCTTACCCGGTCGCTGGCGTATGAGTGCCGGCGCCGCAAGATTTTCCAACTATAAATCAGCCAATCTGGGCAAACGCTGATCAGATACCGATGCACTTCATCGTAATCATAGACCGGGATGTGATGGTCCGCCAACAGCGCGTTGAGGACTATGTTATTCAGTTCCGCGGGCTGATAGCCGATGGTCTCGGCGAGAGCTCGGTATTCGCCCAGAATGGAATTGCGCGGGGCGGTCCCCGGACTTGATCCGGGGATTGGCCTCGGACGGTCGAGCAGCGTCGTCAAGCTCATTTTCCCCTCAGTAGGCCAACTCCGGCGGCGGCACGTAGGGGAAGCCGCGGAAGTTGGCGAGGTTGTTGAATGTCCCTTGGCAGGTCGCCTGGGTGTGGTCGCAGCCCGCCGCGACCGTGAAGGCGTCGCCTGGCGACGGCGCGAAGGGCAGCGGATACATCAAGATCAGCGCCACCCCGACGTTGACCTGCTTGACGGTCGCGCGCACGTTCGCGTTGGCGCCAGATGAGAAGACAAGCGAACCCTGGGCATGGATGGCGAGCGCGCCGCTAAAGAAGATCGTGATCGAGGTCGACCCGCTGCCGCACGTTCCATTAACCGAATACGTTCCGCGAATAACCCCGCATCCTGTGTCGTACAGTGTATGCACGCAGGTCGGCGAGAAGAGATTGCGCGGCATGTCATAGTCGAGGATCACGAGATCGCTGGCGACGGTGAGCGTTGCGCTTGTCCTGCCGACATTGTCGACCGTAGACACGCGTCCCTGGAACATGCGCACGCCGCCGACCACCGTCCCATTGGGCGCCGTGAGAAAGACCCGGTCGCGATAGACGGGCGCGCCGTCGAATGCGCCGTCACGTAAAGCGATGAGAAATGGCGCGCCGTTGATCGTGTCCGTCGGCCGCGCCGCGATGGTGATCTGCTGCTTGTCGACTTCGAGGCCGATCGTACCCTTGTACTTTAGCCCCTGCACCAACGGCCCGTTGGCGAGAAAGGTCAATCCGTTATAGGTGACCGGGTAGTCGACATTGGTCCAGGTGTATTGCGTTCCAGTCGTGGTGATGAACGTGAAGCACTCGGCGAAGGCGATTGGCGCGTCCGGCGCGGCCATCGCCGCATCGAGCAGATTGATGACGGCGGCGGTAGTGGACTTCACGACGTCCTCACCGATTTGAACTTGACGCTCTCCGTCTTCCATAGATTCGACATGAACTGCTCGAAATCCATGTCGTCCGTGTCGAAACGACATTGGAAAGCATAGGTGAAGGATGCGGTGATTGCCGCGCCGAGTGCCGGCGTGTAGGGGGCGGTGAATACAAGGCTATTTGGAGTCGTCAGATTCCAAACCGACGAGGACGGATAAGGATACGCCGTGCTTCCGACCGAAACGCTCGTTACACCAGTGACCCACCCTACCGGCTCGAAAAACGAGCCCATATAGCGGGCTAAGGTGAAAGCAGTCGTCGTTCCGTCGCCAGTTGCGATCGCGCCGTTGGTTACGGCGTTGTCGGTCGGATCGGTGTAGAGAAACGGCGAATACTGCCCCTGGCACTGCAGGAAGAAGCCCATGAGGCTTTGCAGCGAGTTGGCGCCGAGACCGGCATAGGTGCTCGAGGTTGAGTCCATGCCGTCGATGGTCAGTTCGAATTGCCAGATCGGATTCTGGTAGAGGGCGTCGCGCACCTCACGGCCCGAGACGTGGCTTGCAACGATGGTTGAGAAGACCGGCTTCTTGTGGACGCTCCAGCCGAGGCCGGAAAGCGAGGGGAAGGACGGCGGCGTGGTCATGGCCTGACCGTCGTCAGGCGTAACGTCTTCAGTTCAAACAATTGCGACATGAATTCCTCGAAATCCTGTACGTCGTCGGCGAAGCGGCAAAGCCAAAGCAGCCCGAAATCGGCCGAGATCGCGACGCCGGACGCCGGCGCGGTCGCGAATGTGATCGCCGGCAGGTAGCCGCTGCTCACGCTCCAGCCGGAGCCCTGCGCGACGCCATTGATATAAATCGCCGAGACCCCGGACGTTCCATAGACCGGGCCGACATAGCCGCCGATCGAGGCCATAAGCGGAAAGACCGTCGTCATGCCTTCGCCGGTCCCGAGCGCCTGGCCAGCGACGCCGCTGAGGCCGGGCGGCGCGATCCAGAACGGATCGTCCTTGCCGGACATTTCTTCAAAAAAGCCGGCAATCGTCTGCAATTCGAGATGCAGCGGATCCGAGCGCAAGATCTCGTAAGTGAGCTCGATGTCGAAATAGGGGTTGGCATAGCGCTGGCCGCGCGTCTCTCGGCCAGACACGTGCGAAGCAATGATCGTTGAGAACTTCGGCTTGATGTGCACCGACCAGCCGAGCGTGGCTAGGGCCGGGAAGGTCTGATAGACCCCAGGCGACGTCGACGCGCTGGGCGCAGGCGGCGGGAGGACGGCGCGAAGGCCGTTGATCCAATCTCCTTGGGCCCAATTCCCAGTATCGCCCCAGGCGCTGGTATCGATCGGGAAGACGGGAAACGGCCGCGCGTCCCAGTTCCAGACGCACGAGAACGCGAACTCGATCATCGGCACGCCGCCGACGGTCGCATTGTTGCCGTCGACATTCCAGTATTCGTAGATCGCCTCCAGCGCGAGCGCCTGGATCGTATCGTCACGCTGCGGCAGATAGCCGCCCTCGTTAGCGGGATCCCATATCGACCAGTAGGGCGTGAAGCTCTCGACCGATTTTGGATCGTAAAAGACGTTAGGCTGGTTGGTCCCTTTATCGACCGCCGGAATCCCGTACTCGAGCAGCAGGATCGATTTTGAGTTGGGCGCCCAATCGGTTTGCGGCCCCTGCGGCACCCACGCGCCCGACATGTTCGCGTACACCGCCTGATGATGATTATTCCACCACCACCTGAGCTGCTTGTTGGCAAGAATTTGCTGATTGGCGTAGTAGGGTGACCGCGACTGCGCCAGCCGGTCGCCTTCCGGCAACGAGACGATCAGATCTGAGCCGTTCGGATCGAGGCCGTGGCCGCCGTTGGTCCCGTCGTTATAGTACCAGTTGAACTTTTCGCCGCCCTCGATGTTGCCCTTGAGATAGGGCATCGAGGAGATCGTCGGCGGCCCGCTCATGCCCAAGCCGCTCATCGTTGCCGGCGGCGGCGGCCATGGTCCAGTCGGCGCCGGCGCAAGCCAGTTGACCGTCGCGTCAAACCCGCCATCGCCGGTCGTCCAGTCAGTCAACGGCAGATAATTGTCAAACGAGACGAAATCGATGTTCGGGTGCGCCCAGAGCTGGTCAAGGTGCGGCCACTGTCCGTTTTCGCCGGGATGCTGCCAGCCCATCCAGCTCGACCAGTCGGCCGAATAGGCGATGAGGTTCTGCAGTCCCGCCAGGTTCCGGCCGTAGCCGAGATTGTTGAAAGTTGTCCGCACGTCGTCGGAGAGCGTTTGCAGCGCCGCGACGAACGGATAATCCCAAATCGCATTGCCGGAGCTGTCGGTCGTGCCGGCTGGCGTCCAGTTCGGCCCGCGCAGGATCTCGAGACCCCTGAGTTCCGAGCCGATGACGAATAGATTCACGCCGCCGGCGACGGTGCATAAGTTCGCGTAATGCAGGATCATCCTGCGATAGGTCCAATCGTACAGGTTGCCCGAATAGGCGACCGTTAGATTGGTCGCGTCCGGCGTGAACTGTGAGACCGCCGCCGACCCCATGAACGCGGCGACCGCCGCCGTCGCGGCGCTCGAAAGATCGCTCGCATAAGTGATGCGCCCGCGCCAGGGATAGCCGTCGCCCGTTCCGAGCAGGAACGGATAGAAGATGACCTTGAAGCCTCTGGCCTTCAGGTCGCGGATGCAGCGTACGATCGATTGGTCGCTAGGGGTGCCCCCGTAGACGAAGTTGGTCGTGCCGGGCAGGTTAGGAATCGGGATGATCCCCGGATAGTCCTGTTCCGTGAGGCTTGAGACCCTCCAGTGATCTTGAACCCAGTTGCCTCCGACAAGCTCAGTGAACTCGCCCAGCAGAAAACTCGTCGATGGATAGATTTGGCAGTTCGATGCGTCTTCGGAGTTGAAGAACCATGAGCAGACGAGCGAGACGGCGCCACACTCAGGGTGCTGCGCCTGCAGCTGGTCCATCGCATAGGAGTAGTCTGTCGTTGTCCCTCCCGGCGCGTAGAGGGTGTTCATGTTCGTCCCGTTGTTCAGCCCGGACGCGCCGCGCTGAAAGCCGAAATACGGGATCGTGTCGTAAGCAAACTCGCCAGTCGACGGCAGAAGATGAACGCCGAGAACGTTCAGGCCCGACATATTACGCGCGCAGCCTTCTCAGGCCCAGCGTGGCGCCGTGGCGCACCGCCTCGTCCATCGCCCGCATCATCTGCGAAGAATTTGCCTTCATCCATTGCGAGACGGAGCCGGCGTCGACCGCCGAGACGTGAAAATTCGTCGTCGGGTGGATGGCGACGGAGGCGCCTCGCCCGGTCGCGGCGTCGCCCTCGCTCAACAGCGAACGAAAGGCGCCCGCTTCGCCCGCGGGCATGACGAGTTCGTTGTGATGGACCAGGGTCAGCATGTCGTGAGGAACTTGCCACATGCCGATGTCGGCGGTGGCGACTGCGCCCGCCGCGCCGGCGACCGTGGCTTGGGCCGCGGCGGCGGGGCCGGCCGCAAAGGGGCCCATGAGCGGGGAGAGAAAACCGAACACGCCGGCGAAGGTTTCCGCGGCTGACGACAGGATCGACCGGATCATCGCGGCGCCCTGCGCGCCCATCGAGGCCGCGGCGCCCGCCTCTTCCGCGCCCGTGCGCGCGGCGACGCCCGAGGTCGTCGCGGCTGTTTTCATCGCCTCCGCCAGGACGTAATGCTCGACCGACGTCTCGCACCACTCGATGAATTTGATCAGCAAGTTCTCGAGCACGCCCTTGAACGCCGTGTGCCAGTTCTCTGTGCCCGACAGCAGTCCGCGCAATTGCGAGTTGAACGCCTGCATGATCGAATCGCCGAAAGACTGATAGTCGCGCTCCTGCTGCTGCAGGGCTGAGCGGGTCAACGCCGTCATCTGATCGTCGCGGCTGCGCGTCGCCTCGATGATCATGTCGTCGATGCGTTGTTTTGCGGCCAGCGATTGCTCGCCGAGCGCCTCCCGCTTTTGCAGCGCGGCCAGTTCGGCGGCGTATTCCTGGTCGAGGGCTTGCTGCGAAAGCGCCAGTTTTTGTTGCTGGGTGATCTCGTAGAACCGCGCCTCCTCGGCGTAAAGGGCGAGCTTTTGCTTCGTTGCGTCGGCCAGGATCCTCAATTCTTCCGAGGTCGCGAGCTGCGCGGCCCTCATCGCGTCGGCATACGCCTCCTCATCGCCCGTGCGCAACGCCGCTGCGGCGCGAGCGCTGTCGGCGGCGAACGATTGTTCGAGCGATTGGGTCGCGGCCAACGCGTCGCGATAGGGCTGGAGACGATCGGCGCTGAAGGCCTGGGACGATGCGTTGGCGAGGGAGGTCAGTTGTCCGTTGATTTCGCCGAACGGCGCCGAAAAACTCTGCAAGGCGTCCCTCGCCTCGCCGACCCCGGAGACGAAGTCGGCGGTCGAGGCGCTGAAGCTGACTGAGACATTGGCGTCGGCCATCGCTGGTCCTTGGCGTGTTCGCGCCTTATCAGAGCGCGCCGTTTAGGAATGCCGCTTTCAGTTCCGCGATCGTTGGCTGGCGCGGCGGCGCGCCGTCGTTCGGCGCACGATACTTGAGCGCGGCGGCCACAAGCCAATGGATGGGCGGACTGCGCCGCCACTCGGCCTGCAGCGCGAGAAAGCGCGGCATCGTCAGTTGATCGAGCGCTTCGTTCCAGCTCCAGCCGGTATTGGAGACGACCTGGGCGATCAGGGCGTCGAAATCGACTTTCCCACCTCGTGCGACGCCTCCGGCGTCGCGGGCGCTGGCGAAGGTTGGTCCTCAATTCTGCCCGGGCGAAGGCCGGCCGCCCTGGCGACCGCCGGGAAGGCCTGGATCAGTTCGCCGACCGAAAAGGGGAGGTCGAGGAATTCTGCATAGGAAAGCGTAGGATCGACGAAAGAGACCGCCCGCCACGTCGCCTCGGCGAGGCGATCGAGCTGCACTTCGCTGAGCCGCGCGACGGATTCGCCGGACATCGCTGCGCCGCCGGCTTCGAGATAGACGTCGAACAACACAGGCTGGATCGCCTTGATGGCGCGAAACGGCAAATGCGGGACAGCCCAACGCCTTCCGCCGAGCGATATGGCGAACCCCTCCTCGCTCATGCCGCGTCTCCGAAGTTGAACTGACAGACCTGGCCGGCCGCGTTGGCGAAGCACTGGAAGTCGAGTTCGGGTAGGAGGAAGTCTTCGAGCTTGGTGCCGAAAGCCAGCTTCTCCGCGACGCAATTGTAGAGCAACACCGAGAACTGCTTGCCGGTGTCTGGATCGCTGGCGAATAGGTTGGCCGAGAAGACGATCGACGGGCCGATGAGCTGCGAGGCGACGGCGATGCTCTCGCCGCTGCCAGCGACCTGGTAGGTGTAGGAGATCAGGACTTGCTGGCCCGCGTCTCCGGAGTAGAAGGTGTAGACGCCGGCTGACACCGAATATTGCCCCGCGGCGGTCGGGGAGGCGACCTGCTTCAGAGGCAGCGACGAGCTTGCGTAGACGACGCCCTGATCGGCGACGAAGGTCGTGTGATTGGTCGTCGTATAGGTATAGGGCGAAGCGCTCGGGACAGTTGTCGTCTCGCCGAACTGGGTCTGCGTGACGCCGGCGATTGGCGGCAGGCCAAAAAAGAGAGAGCCCAGCGCTTGGCCCGAGACGCGCGCCATCTTCGCCTTGCCGGTCATCTTCTTGGTGCCCGCGCCGATGGCGACGGGAAAGTTGTACTGCCCGTAGAGCGCCTTGGTGGTTACGGCGACGTTGAGCGTCACTTCCTGCACGAGGCCAAAATTGATCGGCGAACCGCCTGCCGGCGTGCCGATCAGCACGCCCGAGCCGAATACGAACATGAGAGTGAACTCCGTTTGGGGATCGATATGAGGATCGCGTCGCGGCCGACAGCCGGGCGCAACGCGTTCGTGTCAGAGCCGTTCAGCAGAATTAGGGACGACGCGGCCTCACGGCCCAACCAGCCGCACGCTCACCACCGCGAGCCCGTCGCCGTCGAGATCGCCCGTGTCGCGCACCGGCACGCCCATGATCTTGCAGTCGTGCACGGCGCCGCCGAGAGTCTGGCGGCCGAGGTTGAGGTCAGAGCCGGCCGGCGCGAGGGCCGCGTCGATCGCGTCGAGAGCATTGTTGATCGCGGTCGCGCCCGGCGTCGTCGGGTCGCGGGCGTCGAAATAGAGGAAGAGCTTGGCCTCCAGCGTCCGCTTCGGCGTCGCGGGCGAGGCCCATTGATAGGTTTCCGGCCCGCTTTCGAGCTGGAAGAACGCTGGGCGCAACGCGGCCGGGACTTCGCTCCAGAGCTTCATCCGCCGCGACGCCTGGCCCCAAGGATAGGCGGAGGAAACGGCCGCGAACAGCGCGGAGAAAGCCGCCTCGCGGGTCATGCGCGCGCCCATGTCTCGGTCGCGGCCTCAGTCAGCGCGGCGACGATCTCATCGCGCATGTCGTCGAGCGACGAGCGCAGATAGGACCGCTCGGGGATCAGCGAGCCGGGATGCTCGACCCTGCGCGCAAAAACCTGCGCGCCGCCACTGACGAAGGCGAGCGCCTCCGCCTTGACGGGCAGGATCTCGTGCGCGCTCGTCTTGCCGCCGTATTCCTGAATCGCCGCATATTTCACGTCGCCTTCGGAGCTGGCCGAAGCGACCACGCCGTCCGCGTCCGCCGAGACGCTCGCCGCGATCGAATCGCGCAGCGCTCCGGAGCGCGCGTTCAATACGCCGCCGGAGAGCTTGTCGTTCTTGACCACGTCGGCGAGCGCGGCCGCGAGCTCGGCCGCCTTTGCGCTGAGCGCCGCGGTCAACGCGGCCGGATAGGCCGCAAGCCGCGCGCTTGCGTCCTGGAGGCCGTCGAGCTGAAGCGCGAACATCAGAAAGCGACCCGCTTGTAAGGCTGCAGCATCGACAGAATCGGCGCCGACATGGGGCTCATGTCGTAGGCGATCGTTTCCTGACCGCCCATCGACTTTGACCTGATGCCGATGCGCTCGGCCGCGCGAAACCGCCCGGCCGCCAGTTCGAGCGCCGCCTGCGCGAGGTCCTGCGGCACATAGCCGTAGGAGATCAAGACCGGTTGATCGGCGTCCGCCGCGGAGAACGCGTAGACGCCATTGGAGACCGAATACTGCCCCAGCGCCGGCGTTCCCTTGACCGCCGCAAGCGCCAAGCCGACGCCCCCTGCGGTGGGAATGTACCCGTAGGAAATGAGAACCGCCTCGCCGGCGTCGCCAGCGGAGAATGTGTAGACGCCCGCCGAGACGTTGTATTGGCCGGTCGACAAGGTTCCGGTGACCGGTGTGAGCGGATTC